GACCCCGCTTGGTCGCCTTCGGCTCCGGCCAAGCGAGGCCCTAACCAGGGGCTACCGCCCCTGGACCCCACTTGGTAGCCAAGCGAGGCCCTAAGGGGGGGCTACGCCCCCTCCACCCCCCGCTCCGCGGGAAACCCTTTACCCTAACCCTCTCCGACAGTTGGGTAGGCCACGTACCCTAACCCGAAGGCGCTGCGCGCTTAGAGGTCTTGGTACTTGTACTCATGGATGAACTGCAGGCCACAGGCCTGGGCAGTTGAAGCCATGGGATTGCCGTCTGCCCAGTTGACCAAGGTCATCATGTAGACAGAACGAATGGTGGGAGAACCGGTGAAAGTATCGTTGTACTTCACGATCTTGGGGAAGTACTTGCGAAGGTTCACCTTGAAGCGGCCGAGCATCTTGAAGTCGTTATTGCTCATGCCGCCGGCTGATGGCCAGAACGGAGTGGAAGTGCCAGTCATAGACTCATAGTTCGCCCAACCGACCTTCAGCGTTCGCTTGGTGAACACACGATAACGATCCGAATTGACAGGAGCCATGTTGTCAATAAGATCAGAATCGAAGGTAGCAGCACCATTGCCATTCTGGAAGAAGTCGGCATTGGACTGGGGAGTGGGCACACTGTTGGGGTTCTGCTTGTCGTAGAAGAAATACAACGTGACAAGCATGGGACGAGGTGTCGGGTTGGTGGTGACGTTGTACGGCAACGGAATGACCGCGCCACGAATCGTAAGATTCTTCGTGGTAATCTTGTTGCCCACCCGATTGCCCGCACCGGTTCCCTGGTTAATGGGCATAGTAGTGTTCCAAGGCCCGAGGCGTATGACGTTCGTAGTATCGAAGGCAGCGCTCGAAGTAGGCACCAAAGTAGTGCCATAGTTGTACTGCTGAACACTCTTAGTTTCGGCGATTCTAGACAATACGCGCTTCACCACTCGAGTGGTTTTCTTAGCCGTTCTGCGTCGAACGACTCTTTTCTTCTTGCGATAAGATTTCTTTCTAAAAGTGCGGCGTTTGGCCATGCTTTGATTAAATGTGATTACATCTCAGAATCAAACATGGCAGCAGAAGGAGCAGGAACTCTGGGAACAGCACGCACAGGGTGAGGAGAGAAGATGATCGGGCGAGGCTCACGCCAGCGGGCGTTCGTCTCCGAGCGAATCATCGGAGGAGATGGCGGGTCCTGGGACTGCTCCATCTCAGCAGTGAAACGGGGAAGCTCCTCGGCACGGCGGAGCTGGCGGCCGTGAGCGAACAGGTGCTTGTTGAAGACATTGTCCGCGTCCAGGATCTTGACACGGCGCATGATGGCATCAACAGTCTTCTCATCATCCCAAATCTCATTAGGATGGTACTGGGAAGTGACGATGATCTTGGTAGGGCGGATCAGAGCCATCCCGCCCTTGATCTGGGCTTGGAAGGGATAGCGATCCAGCCAGCGCTTCATGTCGCCGCCCTGCTTGACCTGAAACTTGTCGAAGTCGTCGATGATCACCACGTGCTCATGGTCGTAGTCGTCCCACCAGATACTCTGCGGGTCCTTGATGTAGGCGCCAGGATTCTGCTCCCTGGCGTAACGGGACTTGCCGGAGCCGGTCTTGCCAACGATCCATAGGTGCTCCATGTCGCCCTCCAGGGTCTGGATGTCGAGCTTGCGCTTCTTGTGGATGTACTCCAACTTCTTCAACTGGTTGGCGTACACATCAGGATACTTGTCGGCAACGGACTCGAAATCACCATGGCGGGCAAGGCGAATGATATCCGTCCAACGGGCCTTCTCACCTTCGCCCTTGGCAGCCGGAGACAACGGAGGAGTGCCACGCTCGCACCAATCGCCTTCCTTCATGCAATACTCCCGATTCTCATCAGGAGTACCCTTGCATACCTCCCAATGAGCGACAGGATTGATCTTCTTGACGCTCTGAAGGGACTTGGCGTGGTGGAAGTGGACATACCCCTGGAGGTGAAAACGTCCGTTCGTTGGGCAAGTTTCCTTGCCTACGATGACGTATTTCGCATGCTCACCCTCCAACTCAAGCATCTGCTCAAGAGCGAGGGCGGAATCGTCGAAGAGGGTGAAGCAATAGTTACGAGAACGGGCCATGATTGATTTTATTTGTGGGATGGATGACTGAGTGAGATGAACGGTTTTTTGAATTTTGCGAAAAACTCAGGATTGTACGTACTGTGATTATATCTTAAAGGGACACTAAAATTGTACGTACTGCAAAATTTTTCTGGGGGCTCCGCCCCCTGGGTACGCTACGCGTACCCGCCCCCGTCCGACCGCTTCGCGGTCGGAGGGAGCCTTTTTTGTTTTTGCACACGAGGTCTGGGTAATACTGTCCAGACCTTTCGTGCGCGAGACCCTAACCAGGGGCTGCCGCCCCTGGACCCCGCTTGGTCGCCTTCGGCTCCGGCCAAGCGAGGCCCTAACCAGGGGCTACCGCCCCTGGACCCCACTTGGTAGCCAAGCGAGGCCCTAAGGGGGGGCTACGCCCCCTCCACCCCCC